GTCTCTGTGGGTATCATATCGTTCTGTTTGTCGACGACTGGAGCGGAAATATATGTCTCCATTATTCTGTCATTATACCACTCTGGTCGGTAGATTTTCCAACCAGCGTTACTTTCGTCTGCCACGGCCCAAATTATAGCATGTCATATATAAAGGAAATCAAAACTCCGTATATTTTACACCGTAAAGGTTTATATGCACCCGCCTATAGGAGTGTATGACACAAAGTCAGACATACAAAGATTTAGTCGGCAAGTTTGTCTACTACTTTAAGCCAAAATACGCATGGCGTTTTGCTAAAGTATTAGATGTAGCAGTATATCAAAGAGGCCCAAACAAAGGGCAAATTAGATACGTAAAGGTTGGACATCTTAACTTAGAATATAAGAGAAGAATCTACAATCATAACGTTAGAAAAGTTAAAGTTATCAAACAAGTTCTCAAAGGTAAGAAAACATTTATTCCATTCGAGGAGTGGTTAAAGTGATTCGCAATAAGAAAGGACAGATTAGTAAGCGTGCAACAGGCAACTCATATTGCGGACCCGTTGCATTAACTGTTCTTACTGGTAAGCGATACGACATTGTAGAAAAGGACTTACTAAAAGAAGTAAATCATAATGTAAAGAACAGAGGCACAATGCGTTTAGATTGGTGGACTGGTCAAAGGAAGTTTATTCCTGCCAAGAAAGAAACACAAATCAAAGGAATGTCTAATGGTCAAATGCGTAGAGCATTGAAACGATATGGTTACAAGATGTATCGGTCAGACAATCATGGAGCTAATCAAACATTCAGACAATGGGTTAGAGCAACACATGGTAAACGTGGTAAGACATGGTATCTAGTTGTTGCAGGTAATCATTACATGGTAGTCAAAGGTAACAAAGTATGGGACACATCTACACCAGAAAAAGGATGTCCTATTACTAAAATTACTTGGATGAAAAGAGCAAAGATGCAAGAATTGTTTGTAGTAGAAAGACGTTAGCGCTTTACTATCTTGCCGTTTGATTGGCGAGCTAACTCCTTGCCAATCATTTCGACAAAGGCAGTCTTGTTTTTTTGTAATGCCTTAGCCATATATCTTTGTGGCTTAGTTCCCTTTTTGAAAATAGCAAATCGTAAATCATCATAAGATTTGAATTTACTTTTTTTATCTCTCCATTCTTCTAGTGCTTCTGCTTTTACTGTGTGCTTACTAGGCCACGGATTCTTTTTAGATAACTTAGGCGGCCAATACTTTTTTGCACCAGTCTTTCTGCCTTTCATATCTCGCTTAGATGGTCCTGTTCCAAATTCTACATAGCCCGCATAGTCTACATTTGTTGTAATCTCTTTTCTAAACGGTTTATCTTTTACCATCACACTGCCAAACAATGTACTGTTTACACCAATGCTATCTGCTAGATTAGAATTGGCATCGTTTGCCATTCTGTCTGCTGTATCTGTCATTGCAATATTAACTGCATCTTCTAAACTAACGCCTATTTCATCAAATATCTTACGTGCGTTATCGCTTATCTTTATGTTTACTTTTAGATTAGCACTCATTTATACATCTTGACGTTTTCTATATGCTCGTCACCGTACTTTTCTTTCCACTTTTTGTCTATGTACTTCTGTGCTTTTTGGTAATAATCTACACGTTTTTTTCTTTGTGCCGCAAGTATAGTCTGCCTGTCTGCATTCTTCCATGCCCTTTCTGTCTCACACTCTTCACATAATCCGTTAGCCGCTATATGGACTGTCATTGCTCCCCTTAAACATTTCTTACACTGTTTGCTCATCTTTCTCCTTTCCGTTTCCGTGATGACCATACTTTGCATTGCTTATATGTATTTTGATATGGTCAGGCATCCTACTCATACAACCCTCGCTAAAACTGTTCTTTGATTTGGATGCAACAATGATGTACCTAATAGTTTTAGATTATATCTTGCTGCTATTTCTTTTTGTAATAAAATTAAATCATTCATGTACAATCCTTCTTTGGGAATCCTACGAGCTAACTCGTTATGTGCTTGACAAGTTCTGCTATCATTACCTACAATCAATTTGTACTTGTATTGTCTACCTGATAATGCCTCACCTTTTGCATAACCTCTTAGTCTACCTTCATTGTAAATTGCGTTGATTTCAGTTCTAGCAATCCTAACTAGCTTAAAAGTCGACGCATTGGCCACTTGCCGCATGCTATCTACTATTACTGGTACGCTACTACCTGCAGCAATCCCAGTAACAATAGCGGCCCTTAAACCGTCAGTTAGCTGTGTAGCAAAAGTTGCATAGTTCTTAGCTAAGATGCCTCCGTTCTTCATGGTTCTAAGAAACTCAGCATCATCTCCATCAAAGGTTGGTTCTGCTTTTGTAATGTTTGGCTCACCAAACGCAGACCTAACGCCATGTCTATACGCATCTTCAATGTCATCTTCTAACGCTTGTTTCATTCTGTTAGCGACCATTATAGATATGTCGTTTACAGAATCTTCTAAATCGTTGACAGACCTTGCTTGTTTTAATTCTCGGAACTCTCTGGTAATAACTCTGCGTAACTCATTGGCTGCCGATTCCATATACGACGAGGCTCTTCTTGCTCCTCGGCCTCCAGCGATTCCTGCAACGGCTTTCGAAAATCCTGACGCACCACCTCTGGAGCTTGTGGCAATACTAAATTACCGTCTGAATCCAAGTCCATCTCTACACCTACATTCTGCATTTGTGTAATTATCTGTGCTTTTAGATTCATATTGTTTAGATATTTCGTCTCATCACGTTCGTTAATGTCGTTAAATCTAATCTTCCAAGTATCTACTTGCATAATTTTCAACAGCGGTTTTAGGAAACCCATTTCCAAACATTGCTGTGTTTCTCTTATAGTTCTGTCAAATATTGTAATCTGTTCGCCTTCTGAGTTAAGTCCGCCTACGCCTTGCATCTGTCCTACGACTAAAGGCATGACTCCATACGACGCATTGATGTCATTATTTATCCTATCCATGTAAGGTAACATCATTAATTCATCCATATTAGGCATGACAGGAACGAATTTCGCCGTGTTTCCGCCATCTCTGCTACTTAAAATAGGTACAAAGTTAGGATTTCGACGAGTTTCTTCTGCAATATACTCGCCTAATCGGTTAAGTGACTCCTCATCATGACCGGGAACGTCTAAGAATCCTTTAGGTGGCCTTTCTAATCTATAGATTTTGTTTTGAAATGACTCTATGGCCAATGCTGTTTCGATTTTTTTAGAAAGACCTATAATCGGCGACTGCCCATACAAGCGAGCATTCGCACTGTATTTGTTAAAATGTATAATCTCATCACGTGCAAAAGGTATCTTACCATCATCATATTCGTAATAGTAAGCCATGTATTCTAATTCTACACCTGTCTTTGGATTTACTGCACCCTCCATAAACTCCCTTGTTACAGGGTCAAACTTCTCATCTTCTCTAAATCTACCATACTCATCTACATGAAATCGCATGTGTTTCGCATCTTCTACCCAGAGTTCTTTTACTATTTTGTTTGTAACTTTACCTTCGCCATCTGCAACTCGGTCATATACGATACTTACCCAGCAGTCATCAAAGACTTCTAACTGTCTAATCATCGCTTTAAAAAACTCTGAACCAGTCATATCGCTGCTGCCATTTGTTGGATTACGTAATAATCTCTCTACCATTCTGCGTTGCTCTGCGTCTCCGTTGCCAATGGCTTGGTATTCCCACCCTTTGGCGACCGACTGCGAAGCTATCCTTGTGATTACAGTACGAAGATGAGAATACCTGTCAGCTAATTGTTCTAAATAAAATTGGTCAACTTGTGGAATTATGGCTTGTCTGTACGCTGTATCTGTGCTTACACCTGAATATACTGGAGTTCTAGCATCCTTAGAAACATCTGCTGTTGCATCCTGTAAGAATGCTTCTATGCCAGTTGCCTTTCTAACTGGCTTGCTCCTGAATCTATCAAAAATTCCCATTAAAGCCTCTTCTTAATCTGTGGCTCTTCTATATATCTATTCATTATAGACTCTACAAGTCGCCCTACAGACACTCCTTTTTCCCTTGCTACTGTTTGCATCTTAATTTTAGTTTCCTTGCGGATGCCATAAAGCTCAAACCTTGCCATATGGGTAAGCCACAAATAAAGGGTACATATAAGTTTACGGGATTATATAATCGGTTTATATTAAATGTAGTCCCAACGTGTAAAATGTAAACGTTTTCTTTCCATCTCTTGTATCGCTAATTCGCACATCCAAAGCGACATAACGCTATCTGGAGTATGTCCTTCCAATCTTCCGTTCTTTCCGTAAACCAATCTACTCAACCCGTCTACTAACTTTCTCATTCCCGGTTTTGAGTTCTCTTTCGATGTCTTGTCCCACGGTATAACGTACTTGCCTTGCTCCATTCTAATTGCAATTCCCGGGATTCCTGTGTCTACTCTATGCTTTTCTCTACCAGTATTGTGTCCTTCTACTGGTACATTTTCTAGTCTTTGAGCCGCATGTACTACCAATCTTTGGTACCCATTCGACTCTACAATGATTTTAAACGGCTTAAATCGCTCACTTAATTGACGTAACGTAAGTAACTGCGCATCTAACCAAGCATTTCCCTGAGCCTGTATCTTACCAGTCCAGTTGTAAAGTATGTGACGCATTCCTGTATCTCGATTAAAAGCAACGACTGTATAACTCGTTTCATCATTCATCGTGTCCATACCAACCGCAAGGTCAACTCCCATGATTGTTTCCCAACCTTCAGGCGCTAATCCCATATTTGCACCCGCATCTAAACAACTGTTCAACACCTCGTAAGGTATAACTGCACTCTCTGGGTCCAATGGATTTAACATATACTCAGACTCAAACGCCCTACTTCCCATAGTGTACTTCTCTTCTTCTAATCTATCTAAGGTCCAATACTCAGGCCATCTCGGTGTTTCATCATCTAAAAGCGCAGGGTGCCGCACGACATTCCACTGCGGACTTTCTGTTACCCAATCCGTCGCATCGTTAACTCTCTTCTGCGTTCCTACTAACAAGATTCTTTCGTCTGGTAAACGCATTGGCATGACAACCCTTTTTATGTAATGTATCACATTCTCGTCTGTTATAGACGGAAACTCCTGCAAAACGTCATCCAAAATAATCATATGAACGTGTGGACCCTCAAGTGCTTTACCAATACTTGCAGCGTGAACCCTACTTCCATTATTGAAATACTTAGCACCCTTACGCCAAGCTCCTACCTCATCACTGCTTTTCTTCTTCATCATATTGCGCAACCGCCAAGACCTGCGACACAATTCCTCAAACTGTTCTAACTTATCCCATGCCTGTTCCAACGTTGCAGAAATATATAATGCTCTAAAATTTTGATTTGTAAGCATGTGATATGCTAAATTAGACAGCGCCCAACTCGTTTTCAAGTGACCTCTTGCACATATTATCGCTGTATGAGTGCCTTTATTGAACGTTTTTTCCCATTCTGAGTGCATTTCCCCTAGAGGAACGAACTCACCGGGTTCTTGTTCCATGTAATTTTCCAATGTTTCGTTAATAAACTCGCCTAACGTCTGCGGAGTCTCCCGCATCATATTGTATGCTGAAGTTATCGCAGCATTCCTCGTTTTATTATCTAGCTCAAAGGTGTCCATCTCGTTCTAAGATTGCCTCCGTCTTTAAAGTAACTTCTATGCTTTTGACTTCGGCATCCCTAATTACTAACTCTTCTGCTATCTGATACAACTCTTCTGAAAAAAATACCTGCTTACCATCCTTATAAATTCTAATCATAACTCTCGTAACCACCTCTCACCGTCAAATGTATAGATGTCAAACTCATCTTTGTACTCAAAACGTGGAATCATATAACATTTTGCCACCTTTTCATCGCTGTCGTAGTGAGTTTCCCCTACTGTTTTGCTCGGAAACTTCTCTCGTAGCAATAATTCCTGCAGTTTTTCGGTTTCTATAAGCCAAATCTGCTTATCTGACACGTTTACTAAGTAATAAACAAAGTATTTTGCCTTCGTAACACTGATACCGCTGGATTTTCCACGACATTTGTACTCTATTGCCATGTTTCCTGACCCTCCTTTGTCCCAATCCTTCTCCCAAAGGTCTGTCTTGACCTCGTAAGTAATCAAATCTATGTTCTCATCCTCAAAAAGAAGGTCATACGCACTCGTATCGTTGTCCTTAATGTATCTTTGTCCTAATGTCGACTCGACAAAGAACCTAATTACCTGTTCACCCTTTTTTCCGTCTTTCAAATCGTCATCAAAGTTGTAATTCATAGCAATAAGTCCTCTGAAAACGCTGTATCTGCCCTAATAACACGTATTTCAAGCGGGTAATGACGGTTTTTTCGCAATATACTAGCCTCATCTTCTGTATTTACTACCTCATAAATCACTTTAGCATCTGCATCTATCACATCTGCTCGTAATCCTGAGTCGTCAAACACTGCCTCAGTGTAAAACTCGTGTCCCCACTTCTTAAGTTGCTTACAAATCGCAAACTTCATGTCAATATGCGCCTCTGTTTCGTTTTTACTCCATCGCATCGCATTCCTGTTGCGATTACTCATACGCAATAACCGAGATACCTCGTTGCGCCTTGCTTGATTATGAACGCCCACCAACTAAATCACCTACTACCTTCGTACTGCATTCTCGACATGATAATGTCGGCCTGCCTTTTTTTTCTGGAGTATAAAACACAGTCTTGTGTAACTGCCTGTGTTCTATCTGATATACTGTACCACATGAATGACAATTAAACTTCCACTTCATTGGGAAGCCCACTCCATAAACTTAGCTTCTAACTCTCGTCGTTGCTTGCGTACCTCTTCTGTACTCTGATACATACCATCATCGTTCTGTATCTTCCTGCGCATCCGACTTACACTACTCTTACTAGGTGCAAACTTCAACAACAAATACAAGTCCGCCAAAAACTGCTCCTCGTACAAACTATGCTTCTTATCAACAGGTATTGCCCTATAGTAATCCTTCAAAATCATATAAAACAACTCCATATCACTGTCTCGTGTATGCGGAAACTCCTTCAAACACTTTATTGCTAGCTTCTTTACCGTATCTAAATCTTTAAACCACTCTTTCATTTCATCAACTCCAAACATTTCTTACAATTAATATACTTAGGATTCATCTTCTTCATCTTCTCAAACTCCTGATACGTAGTCTCGTGACCACACATCGTCATATGATGTACCATACTAGGTGCATGTTTCTTTCTCATAACTTCTTCCTTAACAAATCTCTATACGATTGTACTCCTAACCAAAAACCAGTTATGAAAAACACAAACATCAAGAATATTGCCAAAAACGTATTCATACCATATCACCATGCGGATAATAATCGCAATACGGACACTTGTCTATGTCTACCGTTTCTACTACTTCACCACAACCATCACATTCTACTAAGCCACTGCCGTCTACAAAATCACCTATGTCCTCAATCATTGCGACACTCCTTGCAAAATGAACCGTGCATGTCTACATCCACTGGCGTTATTACCA